GGGGATTTCAGCAATTCGACCCACAACATCCCACAACAGCGTTTAGTGAGTTTATCAAATCAACACTTAGAGGCGTTGCAAGTGGTTTAGGCGTGTCATATAACTACTTAGCGGGTGACTTAGAGGGTGTTTCTTACTCTTCAATCCGTGCTGGCGTACTTGATGAGCGCGACACTTGGAAAGACATTCAAGCATGGTTTATAGAGTCACTTTGTGACAAAGTTTATTCCAAATGGCTTGAATACGCCATTTTAACTAAAAACCTACCTTATCCAATCGAAAAGTTTGACAAATTCAACGTGCCAACGTGGCAGCCTAGAGGTTGGGCGTGGGTTGATCCAGTCAAAGATATTCAAGCATCCATCTTAGCAATCAATTCAGGACTCAAAACAAGCTCAGAGGTCGCATCAGAACAAGGACGCGACATTGAGGATGTTTATATCCAACTAGCACAAGAACAAGCCCTAAGAGATAAGTACGGAATTCAAACAGATTTTAACTTAAAGCAGGAGGCTATTGATGCCCAAAACCAAAACAATCAAACAGCTTAAGCCTCAATATCGAACTTTTGAAATACGAGGCGTAAACGAAGAGAGTCGCACGGTTGAGCTTTCATTTTCGAGTGAAGAGCCATATCAAAGATACTGGGGAATAGAGATTTTAGACCACAGCCCTATCAGCGTGGATTTAACTAGGCTCAACAATGCAGCCCCATTGCTTTTTAATCACGACACAGACAAACAAATCGGAGTAGTTGAGAAGGCGGTGATTTCATCAGAGCGCAAAGGTTTGGCGACCGTGCGCTTTAGTCGTGGGGAACACGGAGATGAGATTTTTCAAGATGTCATCGATGGCATTCGTAAGAATGTATCGGTGGGCTATCGCATAGAAGATATGCAGTTGGAGAGCAAGAACGGTGATGACGAGGTTTATCGCGTCACCAAATGGATGCCGTTTGAAATATCAATCGTCAGCATTCCCGCAGACAACACCATCGGAGTAGGACGCTCTAATGATGATGACGAAAGGGATGTAACCGTCACGATTGAAGAAGAAATCAAAGAAGAGGAAAAAGAAATGGAAAACGTAGAAGAAGTTTTGGAAACAAAAGAGGCAGTTATGCCCGAAACAGACACAAAAAGAGCCGCTGAAATCTTTGCACTTGCAGATAGATTTAACGAGGCAGACGAGGCTAGAAATGCGATTGTAGAAGGCAAAACAGTCGAGCAATTTCGTATCTCCATTATGGACAAAATAGAAAAAAGACAAAAGGAAACAAACGTGACTACAACACCAAACGCAGACATCGGTATGACCGAGAAGGAAAAGGGCGAGTATAGTTTAATGAGAGCGTTGCGAGACGCGGCATCAGGCAAAAGAGATACTTTTGAGTTTAGAGTAGGCGAAGCATCAGCAAAAGCATCAGGCATCGAAGCTAGAGGGCTTTACGTTCCCGCTGATATGTTAATGAGAACGATGTCAGTCGTGGACACTGGAAACGGTGGTAATACAGTCGCTACAAACATCCTTAGTGGCTCGTTTATTGATGCATTGACAGCTCAATCCGTCATTATGCAAATCGCTACTCGCTTAGATGGTTTAGTCGGTAATGTTCAAATCCCAAGACAATCAGGAAATTCAACAGCTTACAAGCCTGCTGAAAAAGTGGCTATCACTCAAAGTGACATCACCACAGACTTCATCAGCCTTGCGCCTACTCGTTACGGCGCTAGCGTACCCGTCACAAAACAACTCTTGATGCAGTCAAGTTTGGCTATCGAGTCAATGATTAGAAATGACATTGCGCGACAAATCGCGCTTAAACTAGAGGGCGACATCATTACGGACATCCTTGCACAAGTTACTCAAATCGTAGCACTTGGAACAAACGGACTAGCTCCAACATTGGCGAACTTCATCGCAATGGAAACTTTAGTTAATGCAGCAAACGCATCAATGGGTAACTTGAAATACATCGTAAACGCAAAAGGTAAAGGCGCACTTAAAACAACTCCTAAAGTAAGTGGATACCCATCTTACATTATGGAAGGTGACATGGTTAATGGTTATGGCGCAATGATGAGTAACCTTGTTCCATCTAACCTCACAAAAGGAACAGGAACTAACCTATCAGCGGCAATCTTTGGTAACTTTGATGATGTTGTTATCGGTACTTGGGGCGGTTTAGACATCGTTGTGGATGTTTACACACAAGCTAAAGAAGGCATCATCAACATCACAGCCGACCAGTTTGCGGATTATGACTTACGCCATATCCAAAGCTTTGCAACCATTAAAGATATGCTGACCGTATGATGAGTGACGTTGAAGCATTATTGGCATCAGCCATTGGAGAAGATTGCATCATCGATGGCATTAGTGCTAGATGCATATTTGACAAAAATGGAGGAGGATACGAGGAGGGCGTTAAAGCGCTCATCCTCTCGTCCAACACAGCCGTCAATGAAGCTTCAATCATTATTCATAACGGCACATCGTATGGTGTTGTTTCTATTGACGATGATTTGTTTGGAGAGAGAAAAGTTATTTTAGGGGATGTATTGTGAGATATTTTAGCAATGAAACAGACGCAAGAGTGGTCATAGCAGACATTATACGTCCTATCTATGGCAATGCGCATCTTTTTATTGCAGATCGTAACGCAATAAATATAGGGCTAAGAGATGTGACGTTTGTGGCGCGCGTTAAAAAAGACGACACAAAAGCAAATGCGTTAATTAATGCATTCTTTACGACACAGCTCTCACAGTCAGAACGACTAGAATGGCAAGGATCAAAGATAGATTTTCTAAACGATGAAGAGACAGAGTACATCATGATAAAGGCGGTAATTGAAAATGGCTAAAACGTATGTTTTTAAAAATGAAAATAGCACGCTTATTATGGGTGACAAAACTCTTAAAAGTGGTGATGAAATTACACTCAAAAAAGAGGATGAGATTGCCATTGCTGATAAATGTGTTTATTTAGAGGAGAAAAAAGATGGCAAATCAACAGACGCTTAAAAATATCGTGCTATTTAAGCAAGGTAGCTTACCAACAGCAACAGAGGTCATCACGCTTGACGGATTGGTATTTGTCAATCCAAAAGTAGCTGGTGGAGAATATGAGGACATCGGAAATGGACAGCTTGGAAACAAAAAATCTTTCGTTGATCCAAACAATGTTACAGCGGAATTTGATATACCCGTTATTGGCAGAGGCGGTGGAGCGGCAGGAACAGCCCCTAAATTTGCAGAACTCTTAAAGTCATGCGGGCTTTCAGAAACAATAACAGCATCAACAAAAGTAGAGTATAAGCCAGGTGGGTCACTATCTCCGTCTCAATCCAAAGTGTTTACGGATGGTTATTCTAGGGCAATTACAGGAATCATCTGCGATATGTCAATCAGTGGAAAAGTTGGAGACTTAACACGATTCAAGTTTTCAGCCAAAGGTTACACCACGGCAAATTCAAGCGCAGAAGCAAATCCATCCGTCACACTTGATACAGCAAATGCTCCAGTTGTATCAACAGCGAGTATTTTCACCTTAGCAGGTGGGACGATAAATATCTCAGAGTTTGAGTTTATGCTAGGAAATATTATTCAATCGAACTATGCTATTGCTCAAAAAGAATTTTATCTTGAAAACTTTGATGCATCCATTCGTATTAAAGCAATCAAAACAAAAGGAAATGAGGCGCACTGGGATGATTTGTTAGCGGGCAATGTGAAAGCAATCGTTATCACCGTTGGTGCAACGGCAGGGCAGATTATACAGATTGATATTCCTTATGCAAAGCCAAAAGAGGTATCAGAATCAGACCAATCAGGCATTGTTGTTTACGATCAAACATTTAGATGTCAATCTAGCGCAGGAAATGATAACTTTACACTTACATTTAAGTAACTTTGGGGGTTAGCCTTCCCCCTCAAAAAGGCACATCATAAAAAGGCACATTATGAAAAACATTTTTTATCACGATATCACTATAAGCTTGTATGGAAAAGAGTTTAAGCTAGTAGTGAAAGATAGCTTATTGCCAAAAGAGCAAAACAAAATAGACGCAAAACTTAAAGATAAATTTGAGACCATTAAAGAATCAAAGCGATTATATCAAAAGCTATCAAGGCTTAATGAGCGATTTGAGCTTGAAAAGGCACTTAACGAAAACAAAAACGCATTAGATACACATCTTAAAATAACAGAGCTTGAAAAAGAGATGGAATTAATGCTCCCAAAATTAAAACAAGCCAACGAAGAAATAGAAGCAACACTCAAAGA